AACAATTCAAGCAACATTTAGAGAGGTGTTTGAACCATGAGCAGTTCTGCTATTGTTAGCAATCTTCAGAATACAAACCCGTCAGCAATAATTGAACTTTTTACTTTACAACTTGATAGTAGTTTGCATGGTGCTACTACTATTTACAGGTTTCATGCAGGTAGTAGTCTTAAAGATAATGGAGAAATAGTCTGGGCTGGTAATACTTATCAAAGATTTCCAATAAAAGCTGAAGGTTTTGCTTTTAGACAAGGGCAGTTACCTAGACCAACATTAACTGTCAGTAATGCACTAGGAACTATCACAGCTATTTTGCTTAGTGTGAATACAACAACTGCTGGGAATGATCTTACTGGTGCAACTGTTACTCGTATAAGAACTCTTGCAAGATTTTTAGATGCTGTAAATTTTCCTGGAGACATAAACCCTTATGGAACACCAGATTCTACAGCAGAGTTTCCGCAGGAAATATATAAGATAGATAGAAAATCAGCAGAAAATAGAGAGGTGGTTCAATTTGAATTAGCTTCTGTATTTGATCTTGCTGGTATTCGTGCTCCTAACAGACAATGTACTAGAGCCGAGTTTCCTTCTATTGGTACGATTGCAACATGAATTGGAAAGACGCTGCACTTAATCATGCTGAAACAGAAGATCCAAAGGAATCTGTTGGTCTTTTGTTAAATATTCGAGGAAAAGAAAGATATTATCCCTGTCGTAATCTTTCTATGACAGCACATCAATGTTTTATTTTAGATCCAGAAGATTATGTAAAGGCTACTAATGTAGGAGAAGTAACTGCTGTTGTTCATAGTCATCCGACAACTCCAGCTATAGCTAGTCAAGCAGATAAAGTTGCTTGTGAACAAAGTGGACTTCCATGGCATATTGTTAATCCAAAAACAAAACAATGGGGATATTATGAGCCACAGGGATATGAAGCACCTTTGCTTGGTAGGCAATGGGTATGGGGGATTACAGATTGTTGGAGTTTAGTTAGAGATTATTACAAACAGGAAAAGGGTATAGAGTTAAAAGACTATGAAAGAACAATTACTCCAGAAGAGTTTATGAAAGATCCTTTATTTGAAAGTTATGCTTGGCGAACAGGATTTAGAGAACTTAGACCAGATGAAAAATTACAAACTGGAGATGTTTTATTGATGAGTATTTTAGATTCAACTTTAAATCATGTAGCTATTTTTCTTGGAGATGAGGTATTACATCATTTAACCGATAGACTATCTTGTAGAGAACCATATTCTCCGTGGTTGTTAA